TTGTTCCTGCATTATTTGATACTGCTATGTTTTCAATACCTAACACTCGGTAAATACGAATTATGCCATTGTTGTCTTCTAAGAAACAATTTGAAAATCCACCAAAAGTAAATGAATTTGATGTGATTTTATTACCCACACCATTTGGATGCGTTGATGGTCTACCATTTGTTGCATTATCTATCGGATTTGAAAATCCAATTTCGTACCTTGTACCAACACCCAATTGAATGTCAACTTCTTTTCTCATCTGTGCTGTGGTGACACTACTTAAAATTGATCTCTCAGTAACGTCAATTAGTCTAGACAATTTAGAGTATCTAAAATATTTGGAGAACTGATTTATTTCGTTCAAATTATATGATTTAATTGTGTCAATAACAAGTTGTTTAATTTCAGCCGCACTTAAAATTGTTGTGTCCGACTGATACTTTACAATTGCATTGACAATAATAAATATGTACTCGGGGTCAACAATTTCTGTAGAGATAGTTAAAATCTTTTTAGGTTTAATTACAGAATTAATTAAGTTTAGTTTTTCTGTTGCAGTCAGTACATCACCTGTAGTTGGTTTAACTGCAATGAATACTTTTCCAAATGTTGGCGGATCATTATCTTCACCACCCCACACAACGCAAGAATCTACTGTCGCTTGCTGTAACATTAAAGTTTTATAATCATCGGCTGTTACCACACGATTCTGTGCTTCATATGCTTTTGGAGCATTGAATTTAATTTGATTGACTGTTTCTCTGTCAGATCCACCAGCGGCTGGATCAGATGCAACGAATGCAATTGAACTAACGTTATTAATTGCGTCTGTATATGTTAATGATTCAATATCATTGGCTGAAGAACCATTAGACACAAGATACTCAAAAATGACAATATTGCCTGCATCTAATGCTACACCGAAAACACCATCGCCAAATTTAATTTCAAATTGGCCGTCTTCAACTTCTTCGATATAATAAACTCTAGTCGTAGATGCAACTTCAACTAAACTTTCAACTTTTGAGAATGTTCTTGTCGTACTATCTACTGAAGAATTTAAAACACTGACAGTCAATGTTGATGTGTCTACGTCTTTATTTGGAATTAAGAATCTTTGATCCGAATCATTCAGATTTACCGAATATCTTCTGTTGATATATCTTCCCTCTTTGAGAGTCATTGTTGCGCTGTAAACACCAGCCAATGGAGTAATAATAACTGAACTTGTATTTAAAAAGTTAAATGCTTTTCCGTCTACTGTACCTCTAAAAGAAGTGTATGCAGGAATAGTCACGCTTGTTGGAGCACCCGTAACAGTTAAAGTTGCAGTTCCGCTAATAGATGCAGATGTGACTGAACGTGGTGTATAGTTCAAAGACTTTGCTAAGTTAACAACAGAATTTCTTTTTTGAGCCGTTGTCAAAAACGATTCGGCAGCTACCATATTAAGGTAGAATGAATTGTAATATGTATTGTATGCTAACAAGTCTAGCAAAACATTAAGTCCAGAGCCTTCAAAGTTATAGTCTCTGAATTGATCTTGCGCTTGTAGATAGGATTTAAAATTAGTTTTTATTCCTTGAAAATCTAACGCATCTAGTTTTAAATTATTATCGGATGCCATTATGCTGTCCTCTTGATTGTTGTTTGTAGACCTGAAATACCAGTCGCATTTTTAATGGTATATTCCAACTTGATATCAAATCCATCATCCGAGTAGTTAACCTTTATGTCTTTTAAAGTTATACGCTTTTCGTATTTCTCAATGTCAATTTTAAGACTGTTTCTAAGTTCATACAATGTGAATGCGCCATTTCTAGAGAACAGATAATTTTTAACACTACTACCATAGTCAGGCATAAATGGTCGTGTGCCTTTTGGTGTGTTAATTAAATTAGACAAAGACCTTCTAATCGCAACTTCATTTGTGATGGGACGAACGTCACCAGTCACAGGATGAGGTGTGAAATCTAAAGGTAAATCTTTATAAAAAGTAATATCTGCCATTTTTTTCTTTTATTTATGTCTGTTATTCTACCGTTTTTGCGTCTTGGATTTCTTTTCTTCGTTCTTTTGCGGCTTTAGTGAACTCTGCTAATGCTTTTCTTGCTCTAGTGCCAGCCGCTTTGTTTCCCTTTTCATCAAACTTTGCGCTTTCTGCAAGATATGATTCAAATAAATTTACTAAGTTTTCGTGATTTGTCATTATTATTTCCTTATAAAATGTTGACTTTTGCTTGACAGTATGCTATATTACTGTGTAGACTGTGATTTTAGATATCTGTTATAACTGTGATTGCTGTATTAGGTACTAGTGCAGTTGTAGGACTATTCAATCTGTCCTCTAATGCTTTTATTCTAGTGAGAATTTGGTCAAGAGTTGTTACATTTTTGCTATCAGTAAGGACTAAATTTTCTGTTCCATTGAGGGTAAGAGTTTTGTCTGAAGTAATTATACTATGAGTGTTTGCAACAATACTTATACCACCTGAAGATCCAAGTTTAATGCTTGATCCGTTTGCGTCCCATAAAATATCACTTTTATTAGATACGCTTGCAAAATTTCTAGTTAGACTAGGTGTTGCACCAAAATACTCTGCGGCCGCTTGTGGAATTGCAGGAAGATATCCTAAAATTGCAGGCTCTTGTGCAGTCAACGCATCTAAGAAGAAACCAAAAACCCATTCACCCACTCTAGGTGTTGCATAAAGGTTCGGAGTATTTAAAGGATGAATCGATAGTGCGAATGGCAAGTCTTCAGTTGGAACTTGATTAGTTGATTTTGCAGGATGATATCCAAAGCATCGTACTTTGCATCTTCCAAGTGTCAGAGGGTCGTTGATATCTTCAACAACTCCAATCCACCAAACAAACCCATCTTGCCCAATAAAATTTCTCATCAATTTCCCATGTTCTTGAAATTCTGAATTTCTTTTTCTTGGTCTTCGTCATACACTTGTTCAGGTGTCTCAATTAATTCTGGACCAAAAACTTCTTCTTCCCACTCTTCTTGCGAAAGTGTAGTGCCTTGTATAAACTGTTTGAATTTTTTCATAGCTTGTCTAATTCTGATGTGTCTACTGCGCCTGGAGGAACATTGTCTTTTATCCAAGTGAGTAATTGTTTTTTCACATCAAGTTCTTTCTTAGCAGGTTTTCCTGGTTCTTTAAGTACCAAATACTTGAAGTCTTTAATAACAGGATTGCCCTTCTTATCTTTGTATGCTTTACCTGTTTGCGGGTCAACAATGAAAATTGTATTCTCTGGATTATTTAGAATGACATAAATTCCGCCTTGAACAGTTGGCGGCATAGCTGTTGTCACTAAGTTATACACAGTCTGTGCCGCACCCGCATGAGTAGCAAGCAGAATGTCTTCTGGCACAACTCTTGCTCTTGATTTGTTATTCTTGATTGCAATCTGATAGTTAGTCAGAACCCAAGATACGTGAATGTTCTTTGGTTCATATCCAGCGGCAAATAGTTTCGGCAGAACATCTGTCATGTCTTCAACTTCTTTGAATGTGCTATCAAAAATAAGATTTGGTAACTGCCCTTTTTCAGCGCCAGCAAGCATCAAGTCTAACGTCTTGTTTTTTACGTCAGTTGCACGAATAAGAACGTGTAGGATATAAACGTGAGTTGGAGTTTTAAGATTTAATTCACCCATTTTCAAATTCTTGTCGGTCAATTCTCTTTGAATAAGTTCTTTATCTTTCTGAGAAATTTTGTCGCCATATTTGTCCAACAAGTCCTGAGTCGTGAATTTACCAAGTGCATCTAGCTTTTGAAATGCAATCTTTAATTCATCAACGTCACGTATTTTAAACTCAGAGCCTTGCATGAAATGCTGAACAGCAAATCCTTTGCCCGAGCCTGCACCACCAGCAAGGAACACAATCTGTCCATACTTTGCGCCATTGTTATAGAGTATTTGTTTTTCTACAAGTTGACTTGCTTTGTAGTCTTTTAAATCTACATACTCTGAAAATTTAAGTTTCATTTTTTTCCTTACAACTTAGTAAAGTCTACAACTGATTGATTCTGAGTGCCATCACCGCTATCAAACGTTATCACATATTTGTATTGTCCGTTACCTACCATAGCAACGATCCAACCAGTTCCATCTCCATCAATTCTTGGCAGCCATCCTTGTCCTTCATTCGCTGAAACTTCAACACCATCTTTAAATGCCTGAACAGTATATGCGCTTAGTGGTTTGACTCCCGTTAAACGAATGCTTGCAAAATCTGCACCCGAAACATAATTTCCAGTTTGCCCTGCTAACACTAAAGGTGGATAATTATATTGAATAAACTCAACACCCTCTGTATACGTAGTTTTGGCTGATGTAGTAGCTGTTGTTGATGCAGTTACTTGTTTAGGCACCACACCTTTTCTCCAATAGTTGTCAACTATTGATGTTGACTCTATGTTATCTTTATATCTTCTGTTTGGTAAAATCGATTCAATCTGATCTGATCCAAGTCCAGTATTGAAGTCAAAAGGCACAGACGCTCTGCTTAATTCCAACGATTTTGTGTATTCACCTAATGAAATTTTATGGGTTACTGACACAACAAAATATTTACCAGAATAAATTTTATCATTAGGTGGATTTGGATTTAATGGATCTGCTAACTTTTCAAAAGAACTAGGAATTGTAAAATTTACAATGTGTCCAACGCCAATATTATTTTTACCACCCTCAATTTCAAGACCGATTTGAAATAGATTTTTGCTTAAATGTCCATAGATATTATTTCCAAGCCACGCATCTCTGTTTACTGAATCATTTAAAGATGATGCAATTAATTTTCTTCCTGGAGTTTCTCCAGCAACATCATCATACCTAGAAAAGATGTTGAAATTATCTATAGTTTTAAATGAGTAAAAATCTGTGCTTTCGTTTTCACCATTTGCATACGACAATTTTTTCATCGCATGTGTTCTTGATATTGGATCAATTGACGTAATTGTTGTATTGTAAAGTCCCAACAACATTGCGTTCAAATGATTAAAGTTCTCTCTTCTTTCATACTTGAGAGTTCTTATTGTTGAATCTTCTTGGTTTGCTTGTAGCTTTTCAGAAAATTTAATGTTATACACACCAAATTGTGCTGAATCTGCAATTAATTTGTTTAAACTACCGAAATAATATGAAGAAGTAAAAGGCTCATCTGTTTCTGTGTTTGTTGCAAATACTGGATTCAATCTTTCAAAGAATACATAAAAATCACCTTTCGCACATGCTCTGTGTGTCATGGCTTCAATCGCTTTATGCGGCATGAGTCCCGTAGATATAAATGGTTTTTCTAGAGTAATTCTAGGGTCTTCTAAAACCAAATCGTTTTGCCCACCAATCTCAGAGAACATAGACGATACTGCATCACCAATCGACATATTCTTATAGCTTTTGAATAAGCATTTTTTAGTTGAATTGACAAAAGTTCTTGACACAAACTGCAATTGATATACACTACTCAGGGTAGTCTGATCTACTACGCTTTCACTAATTTTGTGTAAGATTAAATCTTTTCTCCAAATGATTACATCATTACTTTTTGGTTTTGCAATTTTAACACCAATAGTTTCACCACCACGTAATGCAAATTTCTCTAAACCACCACCAGTATCGTCAATAGTAATAACACCCTCAATTGATGCAGAGAACATATCTTCAATAATTTCAATATCTCTAAATGCACCCTTTAAATCTACCCTTTCGCCATAAGCAGTAATCAAAAAAATCTCTTTAACATCAACATCAGACCCAACTCCAGGACGAGTGACTGGATCTTGAGTTATTTCTATGCTTGATTTTTCCGATAAGTTGGGAGAAAATCTAGTGAATGCTGGAAAATTTGCGTTTGTAGTTACCATTACAATACTGGCCTTTTGGCAATTGTATTTAAGTCTGACGTTATTGCAGTAATCAAACTTCTCTTAACAACTTTTATTTTTGCTTTGTTAGAGTTTACTCGCAACTCATATTCATACTGTGTTTCTGACCTTCTTGCATTTGAAGAAAGATTGTTGTATGTTGTTTCGTCAATAATATCAAGACTTGAATTGTAGTAATATTTTACAGTAGACATTGCGGCGGCCAGACTTCCATATTTTTCAATTATGAAAGACTCTAAATCAAAAGAGTTTCTTGGCCAGTCATCGTATACGCTATACATGTCGTTTGCAATCAAAAGAATCCAATCATAGTTTGGATCACCATAAAGTTTATTTGAAACAGTGTCAGGGCGATCACCGTTTTTTACAATGTACGGAGTATACAATATACCTCTGTAGCTTTTCAGATATTCTTTTATTTTTATAGCTGATGTTATATCAATCGCTCTTAACGAATCATATTCATCAACTTTATAATTTATTTTTGGGAAGTATGTGTATATTGACATGATTAGAAAATTGTTCTGCCTGTTGTTCCGTGTTCTGCTGATGCATATGCGGCTGTAATCAATACGCTCTCTTTTAGTGCAATCGTCATATTAACTTCAGATGGAAAATAATCACCGGCTTCGGCCGACTCTGGACTTGAAAGAAATACCATTTTGTTTTGTGCGCCATAATCTAAACCAACATTCTCAATCATACAGTATTCGGATTGAAATAACATAGTTATGGTGTCAGTATATCTGTCTGTAATCTCCCCAACGGTAATATCAAGATCGCCAGTGCCTTTTTTGTATAATATAAATTCTAACTGAACCATGTCTGGATATCCAAATGTTAAAGGTGCATTAGATTCTCTTTCGATCTCAGATCCAGTATCATTATTGAATGAATCTAATGCCATCTCAGTCAGTCTTATTCTTCTTTCTTCCTCTGACAATGATTCTAATTCTTTTGCAATTCTTTCAGCTTCATCTGCTGAACCAGCAGAGCCTTCCAATATTGCCTCTTCATCACTCTTCAACGTATCATCATAATTTGCTCTCGGAGATGATGCTACACGAAACGTGTGAATAATGTCACGCATTATTTTTGCTTCTTGATAGCTTGTTGGTTTCATATTAAATGGTAATTGAAATGCTCTAAATCTAGGTCCTTGATAGATCAATTGTTGAAAACTGTTAAATAATTTTCTAGTCAAAAATTCTATTTGAGGTTTTCCCGATTGACCAGCACTACCAATATATCCAACGCCAGCACCAAGAGCATTCGCTAAGCCCTTTTGTATTGCTTCTAAAGCACTACCTTTAACTTTACCTAATATTTCTGTAAATCCTGCTAGTCCACCTTCACCAAGTCCGCCTGGCGTAACGCCTCCAAATATACCCGATGTTTCTTGATATCCATTACTTAATTGTGTATTAAATGTACCACCAAGTCGTATATAAATACTTGGTGCATCTGATTCTTTACCTGTTGCATCGAAAAATTTAAATCTGGCCATGGGAATGACATATTCTGAGTGTGCGTAGTCACTACCAAATATCAGTTCGGTGTCTTTAGCGGGATAATTAAATCCATCTCGTGTTATTGTAAAGGGCGTTCGTTCTGTTGCCATTACTCTTTCCTTCTATTAATCATTATTCTATTTATGTCATACAAAGGTAAATTTAAACCTAAAAACTATCAAAAGTACAAAGGTAACCCAACAAATATTACATATCGTAGTTTGTTGGAACGTAGATTCATGGTCTACTGTGATGAGACTTCATCTATACTTGAGTGGTCTTCCGAAGAAGTTGTTGTGCCGTATGTGTCACCTGTTGACAATAGATATCACAGATATTTTGTTGATTTCTGGATGAAGTACAAAGACAAGAACGGAGATATTAAAGCTGTGCTGATTGAAGTTAAGCCAGACATACAAACACGTCCACCCGTTAGAAAAAACACACCAAATGGCAAACCAACTAGACGATTCATCAATGAAGTAATGACATGGGGTGTCAATCAAGCAAAGTGGGAAGCAGCCACAAAGTACTCAATTGAAAGAAATTGGGAATTTAAAATCATAACCGATAAAGATTTGAGATAAATAGAAGATGATATTTGATAACATACTCATTCAAGGCGCTAGACAAGGCATCATTCCTGCAAGAACAGTTGCGGCAAGGGATTGGTACAGGTCAGCCGCAGGCAAATTAATGTCAAACATAACTCCTGGAGTCTTTGAGAAAAGAACCGATGAAGCAAGAAAAGTTTCGTCAATGGAATTTGGATACATGTACGCATTCAAGTATGACCCAAAAACAAAAAACGATTTACCATATTACGACACATTTCCGTTAATCTTTCCTGTGAGAATGGACTCTGACGGATTCTTAGGAATCAATTTTCATTACTTGCCACCAGTTCTACGTGCTAAATTAATGAATGCATTGTATTCTACATTGACAAACAAAAAATATGATGACACAACAAAAGTCAAAATCTCATACTCTATTCTACAGTCTGCATCTAAGTACAGATTCTTTAAGCCTATGCTAAAGAAATATTTAAGAAGTCATGTGCGTTCTCAATTCTTAGAAATACAAGTAAACGAATGGGACATTGCTATCTTTCTACCAACAGAGTCTTTCAGAAAAGCAGATACAGGTCGTGTTTGGGAAGATTCACGCAAACAATTAGGAAGAGCATAAGATGACAACTAATTCAACATTCAGTATTTCAGGCTTTAAGACTGCTATTGGTAAACCAGTTCGTCCCAACTTATTCAAAGCAGTATTGCGTGGATGGGATAAAGCATCTAGTGACAAAAACGATCAACTTGCCGATTATTTAGCCAGAAATGTTGTAACAAATATTGATGAATTTTCATTTCGATGTGAAAAAGCTGAATTTCCTGGTCGCACACTTGCAACATCAGAAGACACTGGAGGTGGTGGGCCCACATTAAAACTTCCATACGATGTTACTTACAATGATATTCAACTTTCTATTATATGTTCAGCAGACATGGCAGAACGTTTATTTTTTGAATCTTGGATGGATTCTATTATAGGTCCAGCAGGCATGGAATCTGGTGCCAGCACTGGAGGATTAATTTCATATTTCCAACACTATGCTAGAGGAATTTCATTAGAAGTTCAACAATTAGATGAAGCTGGCCGAATTATTATTGCGTATACAATGCATGACATTTACCCGACTGCATTATCAGCTATGAATGCAACATGGGAAGAAGTAAATTCATATCAGCGTTTTGGAGTTACTTTGTTTTATCGACATTACACATATGTAAAATATGAATATGCATCACTATCAACAACTTAAACAATCACATTTTTAATCATTAACACCTTTGGAGGTATATCATGGCTTTGCCAAAAATTAACACACCTATCTTTGAATTGACTTTATCATCATCTGGTCAATCGGTTCAATATCGACCATTCTTAGTGAAAGAACAAAAAATTCTTTTACTTGCATTAGAGAGTGGAGAGCCAAAATCAATTATGACAGCAGTAAAACAAATCATTAGAAATTGCGTTGTCGGCGACAATATTGATGTTGATAAGTTGCCGACATTTGATTTAGAATATTTCTTTATGAGATTGAGAGGCAAATCAATCGGTGAAGTAGTAGATTTACAATTGCGCCATCCTAGTGGATTTAATTCTAAAGATGAAGAGTGCGATCACGCAACTCAATTCAAATTTAACATTATGGAAGTTGAAGTTCAAAAAACAATTGAACATACTGATAAAATCACTATTGATGAAAATACTGGATTAGGTATTAAACTGAAATATCCAACAGCAGATTTTGCTGATATGGATGTAGAAAATCTTAGCCAGCTAGATGTAGCATCTAAGCTGTTGATTGCAAGCATCGACTACATTTACGACAAAGAAGAAGTGTATAAAAAAGAAGATTCTACAGATAAAGAATTGTCAGAATTTATCGACAATCTTTCTCAAGAACAATTTACCAGTGTAATGAAGTTCTTTGAAACAATGCCTAAACTTAAACACACCATCAATTGGAAATGTACAAAGTGTGGTTGCGATGATGAAGTTACTTTGGAGGGAATGTCCAATTTTTTCGCATTGTGATGGGGCATGATAGTTTACTAAACTATTACAAGACCAATTTTGCCTTGATGCAACATCATAAATACAATTTAGGTGATTTAGAAGATATGATCCCTTTTGAGCGTGATATTTACATAATGTTATTAAGTCAGCATATAGAAGAAGAAAATGACAGAATACAACAACAAAATCAAATGCACAGAAGAGGTTAAAATCGATGACTACACAAAAAGAATATGCTAAGTTAAGTGATAGCGAAAAGAAAAAAGAAGATTGGATGAACGCCAAGTGGCGTCCAATGATGGGTTGGATTTATATGCTAACCTGTGTGACAGACTTCATTATTTTTCCTGTATTATGGTCTATACTACAAGCCTCTCTGAAACAACCAGTGACTGCTTGGCAACCAATCACTCTGCAAGGCGCAGGTTTATTTCACCTCTCTATGGGTGCTATTATTGGTGTTGCCGCATTTGGTCGTACACAAGAAAAACTAGCAGGTGCAAACAATGGCGGAATGCAACCTATAGGACAAAGTGTCACAACAACATATGGCTCTCACGGCGGATCAATGGGTATGTCATCACCATCGTCATTCAATATCACTCCATCAAGTATGGGTATGGGAAGCAACTCAATGGGAATGTCAAAACCAATGGGTGGCAAAGCGGCAAGATTTGCTGAAGCCGACCCAGACTCTGTATTTGACAGAGGATAATTATGAAGTTGTCAGCAATACAACCGACAGCCGCACCACCTGCAAAAGTGGGCTATGCCGCCGCACTAGGGGGCGCACTCAAGCAAACTGCTGGAGGTATTGTCAAAGGTTTTGGATATGGTCTCAAAGGCGCAATGCTCTCTGAGATGCCAGGCCTTGTTGCCGGGTACGGTGCATTTTCTAGTCTAAGAAAAGACGCAAATAGCATGAGTCAAGCACAACAAGCGGCCGCTCAAACACCAACACGTTCTCAAACAAAACCTTCATCTACTGGAAATCCATTTGCACAAATGGTTCAGCAGTTAGCACAAATTAATTCTAATACTGCATTGACAGCAAGTGTCACTAAAGCATCTGCACAAGCCGAACAGTATAAGATGATGTTTGAAGAAGAAAAAGCTAGAGAACAAGCACAACAAAATCAAGCACTCATTGATGCAATTAAGAATTCAGGAATGGGCCGTGGTGGGGCAGGTTCGGGTGCGGGTGCGGCTGAACCGCCAAAGCAAAACTTCTTAGAATCATTTCTTGGTGGTGCCGCAGGCGCTGTAGGTAAAATGTTATTTGACGGTTTAGTAAAGGGACTATCTAAACTAAGAACTATTATTGTAGCGGCATTTACAGCCGCAATGCCTTTCTTGAGAAAGATGTTGACTAAAGTTCTTTCGTTTGCTTTGAAACGTGCGTTATTTTTAATTCCTGGTATTGGTCTTCTTCTTGGTAGTGCGGCCTTAGCATATGATGTTGTTGATGCGTTTGATGGGGATGAAGGTGACGATGCTGAAGAGCCAAAAAGTCCTGCAAAGAGTAGTGCTAAAAAGACTGATGCTAAAAAATCTAATGCAGATATGTCTGAGGCCACTAAAAATGAAAATTATAGTAATGAGGGTCGTGGACGCAATCTATCGATGATTGATAGAGCCCGTGTAGCAATGGGAATACCTGTAGGGGGAACAAGTCCTTCAGCACCTTCAAGTTCTTCATCTGCACAAGGAACAAGCCCTTCACCTGTTGGTACACCCACTACTACTGGTACAAACAAAACTACAGGTGTGAAGTGGAGAGTTCCGTTAAGAAATTCATATACTGTAACTAGTGAGCATGAAGAAAAAAGAGGGCCACCAAAATACAAAACGAGTTATACACACAAAGGAGTTGACTTAGCTTTATATCAAGGCGCACCTGTTGTTGCGGCCGCAGATGGTATGATTACTGTAAATAGTAGTGATGCTAGATCAGGCAATTTTGTAATGATGGATCATGGAAATGGATACACAACATTCTATGCACATTTATTAATGTCAAATTCTATGCCTGGAACGAAAGTAACAGCGGGAACTGTAATTGGATATGTTGGGTCATCTGGGTTTTCTTCTGGTCCACATTTACACTTTGAGATTCGTTTAAATGGTGTGTCAAAAAATCCTAGAGACTTTATACAACTAGGGAAAAAAGCACAATTAACTAAAGTAGATCGTGAAGCTGAAATACCAAAGCCAGGTCCTGCAGATTCTGGAGAGTCTGCTGATCCGAAAAAAGCATCAGGGCCTAAATCAGGAAGAGGTAATTCTAAATTTAATGTTCCTGGATATGCCGCACAAGTAAATAAAAAATTAACAGATAATGCAGTTACAAAATATTATAAAGTATTGTCTGAGGGAAGAACAGAAGCAGAAGCAAAAAAACTTGCACTTGAAATAGCATCAACTAATCCTGTTGCAAAACAAGCAGTAGAAGAAGCATCAGAAAAATTCAAAGCTGAAGTTGATAAAGATTCTGCAATTAAACCCAAATCAGTTGATCTTGTTCCAGCATCATCTTCGGCTGTCACACCATTAATTCAAATGGGTGATGGTGCCGCCGC